TTACTTCTTCCGCAGTTGCTGTGATCTCCTTATTGTTGAGCAGATCAGTGTACAATTTGTTTGTTTCTGCGATCCGAGCAAGGTTTGAGATAGTGTCCGTGTATCGTAGTACAGCCGCACCCTGTCCCTCTTTCATTTCTCCCATTAACTCGCGTAAAACAACAGTACCCGGATCGTCCAATATCTTTGATCTTGCCTTCAAGACATCTTGTGATACTTGAAACTTTGGCTCTTTTCTTGACAAGGAAAATTTGAAAAAATCTTTAAAACCTCCTGTCGCAGATTCTGGTACGACATTCGCAGCGTCTTCAATTGTTATCCCAGGTGTGTTTTCTACGCGTCGGCGAACCTGAGTCAGCACATAGTCTGCTGCTTCTCTGAGAAGAGGCTCATTGCCAGAGATGTCATATGTGCCATTTGCTCGTTGAGTTATGCCAAACTGAGTCCGATACGCTGGTATCTTCGCCATAGCTAACATTACTTCATTGATGGCAGTCTTGATTTTCTTCGGCAGTGTACCTCTTGATTCAAGCTTTGCGAAGTTTCTTACAATATCTTCTAATTCAGCTTCGTTTCGCCCGATTGTCCGAGCAAACATTCTACGCAGATATCCGTTTTCGTTTTCTTTAAAGTTTCTTCTAAGCCGAAGAAACTCTTCTTCGGCTTTTTTCCCTGCTCCAAAGTCTCCAGCGTCAAAGCGTTTTTGCAAATCGTCCATGAAACCTTGTGAAAGCTTGTTTCTTTCACTAGCCATGCGCTCTGCAATCTTTTCTATGTTTGAAACTTTTTCTGGGTTCTTTCTGTACTTGATTAGAGCCTCTGTGTTTCCTTCGAGGTAGTTTATCAAGTCATCATATGTGGTTTGTATGGTTTCTTTGCCGCCTCTACCCATACGATTGAGTTCTTTGAGATATGTAACAGCCTCTTTGTGAAACGAGTTTAAGTTTTTCAACGCTAGTTTTTCGGTGGCTTTTATATTTCCTGTCACATCATCAATACGAGACATAACTGCTGAAGCTAAACCGCGATCACTTGTGAGGTATTGATTAAACACTTTTCCGGTTTTATCAACTAGCTGACCAACTTTTGTGCTAGCAAATTTTTGTCCCAGAATGTCGTAGCCGTTTGACACAACATCTCCAAGACGTTCGCCTCCGGTAGCAGGAACAGGTAAATCTCTAACTATTTGACTTGTTCCACCAGCTACTTTGCCAGTGCCCGAAAGAAAAGCACCGGCAGCCGGTATCGCTACATCGCCTAGAAGAATGCCCACAGCCGCTGACTCTGTGCCTATTCTAAACTTGTTCCTAAATCGAGTGGCGGCTCTTTCTCTACCTACAAGCCCTGTGTCATCTTCGGTTCGTAGACCTTCAGGCAAAATATCGAAATGATCTGCTAGTGTTGATGTGCCACCGGGGGCAACAATTGCATCCGATAGTCCAGCGGCAACACTTGTTGCGGCACCTGTTTGAAAACGCCCAACAACTCTTCCTCCGGCTCGAACAGCCGCGCTTTGTGACCTAGCTCCGTATGTCGGAGCCAGAATAACCTGTCCTGCTTTTGTTTTGCCAAATGCCTGTGCGCCTCTAAACAGACTTGTAGCCGCAGGAATTATCTCCGTTCCTGCTCTTACTGCTTGCCCTGTTTTTCCGGCTGTTGATGCCCAGCCGATTACAGGTATGGATGCGGTCACAAAAGTGGAAAGTAGTTCTGCTACTTCACCAGCCTCAGTTTCTGGATCAAGCCCAGTTACATCTCTGATGTATTGAAAAAACTGATCGTTGTACTCAAGAGTGTTGGTATCAAAAAAGTAATCAGAAGCCAAAAGAGGAAGTGAAATAATTCCTTCTGGAACACCAAGGATCCCAGATCCAATGCCCTTGCCAATATCTCCTACTTGAGAGAATGTAAAAAAGTCTTGTTCGTCTGGAGAGTCGGGAACAAATGCTTGAACAGGTGCAACAGCGGGTACGGTTGAAGTTACAGGTTTTACGCCACCAGATTTTCCACCACTAAAATCAAAAGTTGCCATACGTTATCTCTGCGTAAGAAGCTCGTTAAGCACTGTCCGAACGTTTTCTGCGGATTTAGAGTCTAGCGCACCACCGTTTCTCGTGTAAAAAACAGCAGTGGGTGGAATCTGTGTGCCATCGAATCCTTGCACCATAAGTTCTACTCCTTTCAAACTCTCTGGGAGTAAACTGCTCTCGTCGTCGGGCGTAACAAACTTATTGAACGCAAAATCTTGCGCCCCAAACGGAGTGAGAGCTTTTCCTGCATTAAAGTCTAAAATTCGAGTGTCAGTGGCAGTCTCTGACGGTCTAATTATTACTCCACCTTTTTGCTGTACCGCTCCCTCTAGCCGTGAAACGAATATCTTCAACTCTCTTGGGTTGTCTATGTCTTCGGTTTTACCAAGTTCAACCTTTTGAAGATAGGCTTGCAAGTCTATGTCTGGATTTGTCAAGTCGTCGTACAGTCTCTCCCCTACAGTACCTCCTTCCCGTTGGATAGAGTCTGTGAGTTTTCTTAAATCACTCTCGCCCTCTTTGCCGAGTGAGCGTAGGTGTGCCTGTAGAGCTTGCATGTCTTTAAAGAAAGGCAGTTGTCCATCTACCGGAGCTCCGTATGTTATCAGGCCCGTTTGTCCATCTACCGCCGCTCCAATTTGAGACAACTCTTTTGAAAACTTGAGGTTAACCTTACGTTGCGACGCATACGCTTTTTCCAATCTGTCCCGTGCTTCTTGATCTTTTTTGTCTTTCAACTGTGCAACAGCAATATCTGTCGCTAGATTTTTTTCTCTGCGCTTGCCGATTTTATCAATCGTGGGAATCAATGCATTAGCGATGTTCTGTGTTGTTGAGTCACTCCCACCCGCAGCAATTCGAGCACCGAGTTCTAAAAGATCAAACCCTGACTCTGAGCGTACTCGTGAAGGATCTCGCATACCGTACAGTCTTGCAAGTGAGCCCTCTAATCCACCAATCGGTTGTACCGTTGCGGCATCTCCCTCGCCCACCATTTCAAAACCAGGAGCAACGCCTCCATATAAGTCTAGTTCGCTGTATATATTGTTCGCTATGCCGCCACCAGAAAAAGACTGAACTGGTTGCATTGCCGCTTGTTCACCAGTTTGTGCCGCGTCCATCAACTCTTTCGAAGAAGCTAGAATACCAATCGCCTGACGAGCCCTACCGGGCTTACGGAACATACGTCTGTTGCTACCTTTAATCATCAAGCAGTCCCCGTATACGCAAAAGGATTACCAAATGCACGACCAGCACCGAGGAGCGCGATGCCTGTTCCTAGTAACGCCGACCGTCTGTCGCCTCCACCGCCTTGTGCTGGAGAAGTTGTATATGTTGTAGGTGTCGTCGGTTGTCCGGCAAAGATATCAGAAACAAAACCAAGGCGACGATATGGTTCTTGGACGCCTTCCATTTGAGATCTCAGTTGAGCGTCAAGCACAGACTGATCATATGCCATGCTGTCTCGTCCAAGTTGCTGTAGGGTAGCTACATCTTGTAGACCTTGATCTTGAGCTTGCTGTGCAAGATTTGAATACATGACACCAGCCTGACCCATTTGCGTTCCTGTTTGTCCAAGCAACTCTGCAATTCCAAGTTGACGACGTTTCTCCTCTTCGAAGGCTTGTTGCGCCATTCCTGATGCAGTCTGGAATCCTTGATACTTCAGATTACCAATTGTTTCCTGACGTTGCTTTTCAAAGTCACGAGCCGCAGCTTGTTGAGATAGTGCAGCACGAGTGCTACCAAATGCGCCTTGTTGTATTGCAGCTTGTTGCGCTAAATTTTCGGACTGTAATTGCTGTTCCAGTATTCTTTCTAGGGCAGGATCAAGAACTAGCTGTTCATATGGATTCATGAAACGTCCGATACCGCTAGGATCGAACTGTCCTCCTGCTTGCCTTGCCATTTCTGCTTGCTGTCGAGCATAGTCAGCGGCTAGTGCTGTCTGGGCTGAAGCATCATCAAGCAGTCCCTGATATGCGCCGATGCCACCTTTACCTAATTCTTCTGCCTGAATAAGAAGAGGGTCACGTTCCGCGAGAAAGGTTTCGTAATCTACGGTAGGTTGAGGTTGATTAAGGATTTGTTTAGCAGAGGCATAAACATCCTTCTGCATCTCTTCCTGATACGGTTGAAGTCGAACCTCTTGAATTGTTGTTTGTGTAGACATTATGCCCTTCCTTCAAGACGGTTCATCAACTGGTACATCTTAGCCGCCCCTTTATCTCTGCTACCTCCACCCATACCACGAACAGCTTTCGCCGTCATTACGAACTCACCATCTGACAACATGGCAGGAATACTATCCGAGGTCCCAGTTCCAGGACCCGAGACTGCACCTCCTGCATTCACACGACGTATCGGTCCTTGGATCACGTTGATTGTTGATGGTGTGTTTGAGTAAGTTCCGGTAGCTGGATCATAGTATAGACCCGCCATCGGTATACCTTCTCGAGTTGGCTCGTACTCATACTCTTCTCCCACCGGCATCTCTTCTGGGCTGGTCAGGAGCCCAGTGCCTATCATGCCAAGTGCGGCAAGGTTTGTTGTGGTTCCGATAGCATCTTTTTCGAAACCTTTAACAATAGATCCAGCCGCTTTTTGAAAAACGTTTTTTTCAACCTGATCTCCAACAACATTCTCTGCGCTCTCTGTAATAACCTCTTCAGCAACTTTGTTACCCGCACCGCTAAACAGTCCTGGTTTTGCTGACTCTATGAGAGCTTGGTCACCTGTCAGGCTTGCAATTCCTTTTGTGCCAAATACATTGCCTAAAGTGCCTGTTACTGCTCCTGCCTTCAGACCTAGCTTCAAAGAGTCTTTGAGGTTTTTACCCTGTCCCAAACCAAAAGCAGTACCGGCAAGCCCCCCAGCAAGCCCCGGTGATGCAACGGCACCCGACAGTATTGTTTTACCAATAGCCGCTGCCTTGGCTCCGAAACCAGCACCACCAGCAGCAAATGTTGCACCTCCCAAGAGCGGAGCAGCAAAATAAAGTCCGGTAGCAGCAAGAATAATCGGGGCGGCTTTCTTAACAACCTTCTTAATTTTCTTCCATGTTTTGGAGAGCCAGCCAAACTCTTGCATACCGGTGTATGGGTTGCGCGCCACCACTTCGTCACCAACAACAAACTCATTCGGATCAAGTCCTTCTTCCCGTATGGCTTGGAACACCTGTTCCTTAATCTCGGGATAGTATTTCATGATTGGTGCTGGAACGATTACCTCTCCCTCGGCAACGTGAGCAATCTCGTCATCATCGTACCGACCCATGTTAGCCAGCTTTTCTGCCATATCTTGCCGACCACCCAAAGAAGGAACACCACCCATACGCGGCGTGGCTGGAGAAAACATGGGCGTTTCCACTTGAGCCATCTGTGGTGGTGGAGCCGCAAACTTCATGGGCTGACCTTGATACGGTTGCGCTGGAGCTTGAGCTTCATTTTGTGAAAAAGTGAAAGTTCCTGGGTTCTGTTGATTTGCTTGCAACATAACCTGTCGTATCAACCCTGAAATGCCTTTTGAGCCTTCAGACGGTATTTCAGGCACACTTTGAGGCCCTAGTTCCTCAATCGCTCTTCCTATAAATCCTGCGTTTGCTGCGTTCATCATGTGACTATCTTTATCGTCCCAGAATCGTTGTACAACGACCCCGTTTCCAAGCCCGTTGCGCTAGTTGGTAATGCTGTAAGTACGGCAGTGGTAGCGCGAAGCTGACCATCTGTGTTGACCTGATCAATCAAAAGGGTCAACGCTCTTGCGAGATCTGAAACATACGCCTGATCATATTCGGGCGGAGCGTTTGATATAACGGGTGGGACAAGTTCTCTCTGAGGCATTATCTTCTCCCATCCGGTCTTATATCTACTCTAGGTATACCTAAACGCCATTGTGTTCCAGTTCCTGTGTTTTCTATCTTAACAGAAAAAGCTCTGCCACGAAGCCTTAAAAACAATTCATCGGTGTATTTTTCGACGGTTTCGCTAGCTTCTTTTGTAACGGTGCCATTCACCGAATCCTGTCCCGACTGACCCGGTTTATCGTAACCTTCCAGTGTAAACTTGACTGTTGGTGTTGCCTGTTCTGATCCATCAAACGTAATGTCAGGTATAACCCTTCGTATTAATTGGAACTGATCGCCACCTTCTATGCTCAACGGGCTGCTTTCGATAAAAGCTTGGATAGCCGTGGCAGGAGATGTCGAACCATCATCGTTACCGATTTCATGGTTGTATAGATATCGATCTGGGGACGCAGCCACAGGATACGAACGGATTTCAGCATCAATCCAGGCTGTTCTAGCCAAGGTTCCGAAATACCAAACCTGTTCGGAGTAGTTGAACACCACATACTTATCGACTTCAGATGAGTTCTTGGACGGATAGAACCAGAAAACTTCGTAATATGCTGAGTTCAGCCCCGCTGTAATAAGCTCTCGCTGGTCCTGGTTTATGTCGCCAAACACATAGTCTCGAACAGTGCAGGGAATCTGTTGCGTTCTACCATCGTAAACATAGAACTGATTCTCACCCATCCAGAAGACTTGGTCGTTCACCGCTGTAACAGCATTCGGTCCAATAATGCTCAAGCCTGAAGCAATTTGAATTAGACCAAAAGTATTTGGCGCACCAATGAATTGCATGGAGTGCAAGCTCACATCTGTCCACACCAGGATCTCACGTTTGGTTTCAATGGCTGTGACGAACTTAGAGCCAGATCCAATAATCAAGTCTCCCGCATCCGTTCCTGCTGTTAGAATATTCCAATCAACCGCGTTTTCCGACTTTGAAAATCTAATCAACAATGGATCCTGCGCTGTTTGTCCTTGTGCGTTACAGGCAAATGCGATGCAGTGACGGCTTCTGTCCGAAACCATAACTTGCCTGGCTATGATAGGCACTTGATCCGCATTAGAAGGGTCAGAGGCCGCTAACGTTGTGGCTCTAGAAGACAACCCATCTGACTTGTTCCAGTAATAAAGCGCACCGTCTCTAACATTTGCAATCAGATCTTCCCCGAAGTTGTCGAGTGACCAGATCCGAGCTTCGGTGCCCGAGGTCGCCGCTAGTGATGCTGGATCACCCCACCCAGTAATCGCGGCTGTGCCACGAACAGCCACACCATCAGCATGAGCAACACCTGTACCAGCAGTGGGTGTGCTACCGTCCTGACCACGAGTGATGCCTGTTAGGGTGTTACTACTTTTACCTGAGTATGAGATAACCTCTTTTTCATCCACCACGATTGAACCAGAACTTGGAAAGCTACTCGCATCTGTAAGTACGACCGAAGTTCCAGAGCCCCCCGTGCCAGCGGTATCGGCACTAAGAGCACCGTTCAATGTTGTCGCTGGGTCGGCAGGAGTTGTTCCACCCCACAAACCAGCACCCCAACCAGTTCCTGACACAATCGTATCTAGACCTGTATTGATTTGATACGCTGCTGACGGTGTGCCGCCACCTGTTGTGGTAGCATTTGCAGCAGTCTCTACAGTGACTGTATATGTGCCGCCATCTACAACAGTAATCTGGTGTTCTTTGTTCAACTCAGTTGCTGGTATTCCAGCAAAGGTAGTTGCACTCGTAAATGTAACGAAATCGTTTGTCACAGCCCCGTGGCTAGCATCTGTTACAGTTATGGTTGTGCTTCCGCTGGTTGAAGCAAGAGCTCCTGAATTTAGTGTTTGCGTTCTTCGTACAGGGGTAATGTCGTAATACTGGGAGCCTTCCTCTACATACAGCTTCAGGTGCGTACCAAGCGCGATATAGCTTGATTGATCAAGAGCAATCCAGTTATGTAGCTTTCGGCATATGCCCAAGAACTGAATGCCAGAATATCTTTGCCAACCATTTATTTTTTCAGGAACACCAAAACGAAACCGTATCTTGTCACAATTGTACCAGCCGCCCTCGTTCATATATCGGGTGGTTTCTCTATTGATACCGGGTCGAAACTGTAGCTTTTGTAACGGCATGGCAATCCTTACGTCTTAATGACTGCTCTGAGTCTTGTAGATGGAGACAGAACACTGAAGGCGTTGTGACCTAACACAACCGTGTTAGCCGCGTCCGATAGATTCACTGCCTGAGAATTTACTTGTATGTTGTGGTTATGGGCGTGTGAACCGCTACCACCCGTACTGTCTGATGCAACGGTAGCGTTAAATGTTGACGCGTCAGATCGAGAAAAACGAGCATTACTAGTAATTCCGCCGTCATCCGTTGCGATGAGATTAACGTTGTGCGTATGAGCCGGAATCTCACTAATATTTAGCTGATGACCAACTATATTACCACTAGCCACAATAGCACCTGTGGCAGTTTGGTTGTTTGTAAGTGTTACATGATTGGTTGGGTTTACGTTTTCGGTTGAATTACCCGCGCTACCCCCAACATTACCAGTGCCAGCATTACCGCCCGAGGCTTGAAACAAAAGCGATTTACCATCAAGACCAGGTAATCCAAAGGTTGAACTCCCATCTCCTGTGCCGTAGGTAGTTCCAATCGCAGCGAACAAATCAGCGTATGTCGTGCGGCTAACATTAGAACCATCGCAAAGCAGAAAGCCCACGGGTAGAGTATTATTAGCCCAAGGGATAATAAAGCCTGGAGGAAAGCCCGGAGCTCCGGTAGATTTTAGTGTGCTATAGTTTGTCATGCACTATTCCTCCCCTCCTAAATCTGTATCCGGCACCGTTTCTGGAACAGCTTCGTCTAATTGTTGTTTTTGTTCTTTAACTTTATTAAAAAGATCGACGAGCTTTTGCATCTCAGGAGTTTCCTCCACAGTGCTAACAAAGTTTTCACCGTCCTGATCTATTTCAATGATTGTATTTGTTTCGTCATCATATTCGACAGTGTGTAAATCATCACGAAAAGTACTAAGGCAAGTGTCATAGACGAGAGCAAAGTTTTTATCCAGCCCCTCCTGAAAAGTATCCGGCAACATCCAAAAAGTAGTGTCTTGGCTACCTAACATTCTACTTTCTGTGTTTATAAAATACTTCATGGCTTAGTCGTGCTTTATCAAAAAAGTAACAGTCTGATACGGTTGAATGACATCAACCGCATTTGAATTTGCGGAAAGGGCTGACTGATTAAAAGAGCCGCTCAAAGAGCCACCAATATTTCCAGTGTGATTATGAGAACCGTTGCCGGATCCTCCGGTAGAAGTTTTACCTATGGTTGCCGATAAGTTTGACGGAGCAATTCTGTATTTATGGTCTTGCGAAGAATCGCCAACAACACCACGCACAACAGCCGACTGAGTATTCGCCGTTACTTTATTATTACCTATATTTGCTTCCGTAGTAGTAAACACATGATGAGTGTGAGACGGAAGGGGCACGTTTTGACTAGCGATGCTTACGTTAAGGTTGTTCGGCACAGAAACATTTACTGTTGCACTTCCGAAAGTAATACTAGGTGTATCAGTGTTCGCTCCACCAGTTCCGCCAATTACAAAACTGCCGTTTCCTTGTTGTCCTACCATGACCTTTTGTTGAAGATTCGGAAGCTTAAAATTAGTAGTGTTATCACTAGCCGTGCCGTATTTATCATTTAAGATAGCGGCTAATTGAGGATAAGTAGCTCTAGCCTGTTCACCCCCATTACATACGAGAAACCCTGTTAAAGAAGTAGATGTCCAAGGTATGATAGTGCCTACGGAAAAATATCCTCCGCTTCCTCGCACAGCAGTAGCTTTCAAATCAAAATAGTTTGACATCTGCTAGACCTCCAACAAACGCCAGCCAAAAGTACTATCCGTGAAAACTAACCCAAGTGCGGCATTCGCTGTATCTATAGTCATATCCGCCGCACTTCCCATGATCTTCTGACTGTTTCTACCTATCGTGATTGCGTTCGTAGATGCACTTCCGAGATCTATTACACGAACAACTTCTCCCAAACTGGGGTTGACTGGTAGCGTCATGGTGACCGCACCGCTTTGAGTATTAACGAAATACCCTTTGCCACTAACCATCGTCGTGTTGCTGGTTACAACTGCTTGCCAAGTAAAACCGCCCGGTTGACCCAGAACAACTTCAACGACGTTGCCGTTTGTACCACCACCATCGCAATAAATCATTTTAAAGGTGTTTGTAGAAATCGTTACGGTTGTTCCACTTCCGCTACCCTGGTTGATTACTACATCGTGGGTAGTCGAGTTCTGAAAGACGTATACTTTTTTAGTGTCTGTTGGTGTGATGTTTACAGTGACGGAACTGCTCAAAGACGAAGTAAACTTAACGATGAGCTTACCAGCATCACTTGTTGCGCCATCTGATAAGGATAGATCCTGTGGGCTACTAGTCAGAGCAACTGTTGCTATACCGGCGATTGCATCATCGAGCATGTCGAGGTTAGTGTTTGTGGTTGTACCCCAAACACCAGACTGCTCACCGGTTCCAATT